GCACCAGGCCCGTAATCACGTGCGTAATTCTGTTGGAACGCCTCTTCTTCGGTGGACGGCGGAGGGCCGGTCACGATGTTCGAAGCATTGACGGAATTAACGATACCGTTCAGTAGGTCCCTTACGACTGCGACCGCTCCGTTGGGATCGGGATGATCCCAATAGTCCGGAAAACGCTCTATAATTCGGCCAACCTGTTGAGGAGAAACTACCCACACCATTCTGTTCTTCCTAATTCGGGCTCGGGATCCCACTGCCCTCAGCTCACTTGCTTGTCCAAAACCACGCTCATCGCGCGGTATCCCTCGAGCACACGCAGCCAGCCCTTGCGGCCGAAGATGCGGACGCATCTGCAGCCTTCTTCCTTCGCGCATGCTTCGATGTGATTGATCAGCGGCAGCCAGCGCGCCATGTTGGCGCCGGCGCAGGCTGTGACGATGCAGACCTTGCCGTTGTCGGCCTGCTGCAGGCTTGTCGATGCGACGGCTTCAATCTCGGCGGCGCGCTCGTCACCCACCGCGAGCCACAGCAGCGCATTAGCGCGAAGAATGTCCTGTTCGATATCAGCGAACGCTGAGAGACCCGTTCTTGCGATCGCTCTCCGCAACAAGCGGAGCGACATGCGGCCAGATCTCGTGAACGCGTCTCGGGTCGACACAGTCGAGCTCAGCCGAGGACCGAATACAGGAACGTCCGCCCGGTGGTGGCGGAGTTGGCGTGGGTGATGGTGAATGCGCCGTTGCTCACGGCGCTCACGTAGATTGTGCCGTTGCCGAGCTCCGTTAGCCGCAGCGGCAGAAGCTGGCGTCAGGATCGGCGTCGAGCCGGCGGCGCAGGTTTGGCGTCGTCACCGTGGTGGTCGATGCGCCGGTCGCAAGCGTCACGCTGCCGACTGCGTTCGATCGGCCAGCGGCCATGCACCATACTCGCGGTGGTTGCTTCCGGGGGCCACACCAAGATTAGAACATAAAGAGAACACTATCAAGAGATCAGAAGGAACTTCAGCCGCGAACTAACCTCTCTTGAAGTGTAGACTTCCGACAACGGTGATGATGATCTTCTCTCCGCCGTTGTTATCATCGAGGGGCTTCATTGGGATGATGCAGTCGCGATGAACTCTCATCAGCCGCGCCGCGGCTCCGCAAATACGTGTTGAGAAGCCACAAAGCCAATGTCGAACAACGACACAGACGCAAATCACGCAACCAAGTCCCCGGAGAGGATCGAAACTCCTTCGCAAGGTGTCGTGAAAACAAGAGCTCGAAGCCTAGTATACGGCACGGCTGCGTTGTGGGTGATCTGCTACCCCGTATCTCCCTTTGTTGTTGGGGCATTTACTGGGGTGTCCAAAATCCCAGGCTGGTTTTATATCTTCTATCTCGCTGGAGCGTTCATCTGGTTCGCCTCTGGATGCTGGATCTGCAGTGAATTGTTCAGCTTCGCTGAAGCCCGGTGGCCGGGAATACGAAAGCTGGCATACGGCGCGGCTGCAGCGTGGCTGATTTGCTATCCCCTATGGCCCGTCGTTGTTGCCACATTTTCTGAGAACTTCGAGCCTCCATTCTGGCTCTATCTTTGCCTTGTTCCCGCGACTTTCATTTCGTTTGCATCGGCGCGTTGGCTCTACGATGAAGTGTTCAGGGTCGCTGAACGACGGTGGCCGTTAGCGCGAAACATCAGGGAAATCCTCACTCCTCTTCTCAAAGGACTTTTGTTTCGACACCACGATTCGTCGTAGGCGAGGGTCGGAATGAGCAAGGAAATTCAAGGCGTCAGGTACCGCTTCACAGCGAGCGCCAATGGAAGACCGCGACGGATCGCGGGATAGGCTTTCTGAAGGATCTTTCCCGCGTGACTCTCTGGATACGCCTCCTCCAAGCCCTGAACCGCCACACCCGGGGCCACGGCGTCTCTCAGCAAATTTGTTCCTAGGGTGCGCAATGCTCCTTTCGTCAAGGCCGCGGCACCACGTGACGCCCAGCCACCTAGGATCAAGGGGGCAAATTCTCCGATCGTCTCGGCAAAACGCCCCGTCCTCGTCTGGGGTTGATAGAACTCGCCGAAAGGAAGATGATTTTCGATGGTACGCCGGATGGCATCAGCTGATAGCGTATCTCTAATCAAATCGGGCTGATCCTCGGCTAGTTCTGGATAACCAGCGAGACGCCTTGCTGTGTTAACCGCGAGATTTTTCGGCAAATATCCGAAGCCAGTCGGCATGTCCCCGAGGAAGAATCCAGCCGTCCCAACCGCACCGTTGGCTAGGCCGATGCCTGCGGATTTCGCTATGTCGACTGGATCAGGTGGTGGAGCATTGGCTCGGGTAGGACTCCGAAATTTCCGCGCCAAATCCGTGGCAGCGACTTCCCTTGCTTGTTGTGCCTGATCAGCCTCGAATTGTCCGGACGACGACGGCGGCGGCAGTGCCGATGCCGGCGCTAACGGTGCCGAAGATCCCGTTTCCTGCAACAAAGCCGCCCCCGGAACTCGCGAAAGCCGTCTAAAGTTCGGGTCACTCGGTTCAGACTGCTTCTGTCCAGCGGGGTTGTTCTGCCCCAATTGCAATGCAAGTAATCGGCCTAGTAACCCTTGGGGACTACCGTAGCTATCTGAAGTCTGGCCAGTCCCGGGATTCGTTGCCGCCTCAAGATCAGCGCCGCGTTGTCGCATCGCTTCCTGCCGCAATCCGACCAGCCCGCCCGCTTGAGGCTTGGTCCCGGGATTGAGACCGTAGGCATCATAGAAGCTTCTATCGGCCATCAATCCAACTCCCTGTCCATGATAATGTGCTTTTCCTCGTATCCCTCGAGCACGCGCAGCCAGCCTTTGCGGCCGAAGATGCGCACACATCTGCAGCCCTCGTCCTTCGCGTATGCTTCAATGTGATTGATCAGCGGCAGCCAGCGCGCCATGTCGGCGCCGGCGCACGCTGTGATGATGCAGACCTTGCCGCTGTCGGTCTGCTGCAGGCTTGTTGATGCGGCGGCGTTGATTGCCGAGACACCGCCGTCGCCGCTCACTGCGAGCCACAGTAGGGCGTTGCCGTGAAGAATGTCATGCTCGATATCGGCGAATGCCGAGAGTCCCGTTCTTGCGATCGCGCTCCGCAACAGCGGAGCCACATGTGGCCAGATCTCGTGCACCCGTTTCGGGTCGACGCAGACGAGCTCAGCCGAGGACCGCATACAGAAACGTTCGTCCCGTGGTGGCGGAGTTGGCGTGGGTAATGGTGAACACGCCGTTGGCCACGGCGCTCACGTAGATTGTGCCGTTGCCGAGCTCCGTGGCGGCGGCCGCAGAAGCGGGCGTCAAAATCGGCGTTGAGCCGGCGGCGCAGTTTGGCGTCGTCACCGTCGTAGTCGATGCGCCGGTCGCCAGCGTCACGCTGCCAACCGCATTGGATCGACCCGCGGCGAGCTGCTGCAGGGCGAGCACGATCTTTCGCAGATCGGTCTCGGTCAGACCGGGAACGTAGGCCGTCATAGCGCACCGCCTGGCACGAGATCCGGAATGATGCCTGCACAGAAAGTCCAGGACGTCGCAGCCGGGATGCGCACGCGAAAGCGCGCATAACGGGTATCGCGCCTGACATCGCAGCGGCCGGTCCTGGCATTAATCGGCACTTCACTGCCGACAATCACGGTCGCCGACGATGTATCGCGATAGGAGACCGAGCCGTACACGCTGGCAGCATCCGTGATCGGGCGAAAGCCGCGGATGGTGATGCGGTTATCGTCGGTGCCCTGCTCGCCGCTCTCCAGCGTCGCTTCCAGGCTGGCCCCGCGGAAGAAGCCCAGCACATGCGAGCTTGAGAATTGGGCGATTTCCGGCTGCACCGCGGTCGGATACGCATCGAGGCTCAACGTCATCGCATCGATCGAGCCGCCGATGATACCGCCAGACACGTACGCATTCGCAAACGTCGAGCCCTGGAGGTCGACATGCGTGGAGTCGACGACCGTCATGACCCAGTGCTCGCCATTTGCTTCAACCGTGCCGACCACGCCACTGACCGAGATGATCTGGCCGGTGGTGAGCGTCGCCGTCGACGCGACGGTGAGGCGGATCAGGCCGGAGCCGTTGCTCGCTGCGCCTGTGATAGCGAGCGCACCGTGCGCAAGCGAGTCGAGGCTCTCCAGCGTCAGGCCGGTCTGCGAAATGCCGAGCAAGTATTCGCCCGCCATGTGCACGGCAAAGAAGCGATCGAGCAGGAAATCATAACCCAGGATCTTGTCGTAACATCCGGCCGTACCGGAGATCGATTTGTAGGCCCAGTAGACCCGCGTCGAGCGCGGATCGGCGGCGCCCATGAAGAGCTGCAGGTTCCCCTTGTCGAGATCATCAAGGAAAGTGCGGTCTATTCTTTCTCGTCCGATTTGCTCGGGCACGCTGCCCGGCTCGATCTTGTGAAAGCCCTGGCCCGCATAGAAGAATATCCGCTCGCCGGCGCGAATGATGGAATAAGGCGCAAACAACCCCTTGTCCTGGGTGATGCGATCGATCTGAAAAATGATCGGCGAGCCCGGCACGTACGACATGCGCCGGATCGCCAGGTCCTGAAAGATGATGCCGGCCTCGCCGCCGGCAACGCCGCGGACGATGCCGCCATCGGGAAAATCCTGGTAGTCGGCACCGGCGGTGAGGTTGTCCCAGGAGGTGGGCGAATTGAAATTGTTCAGCCCGCACCATTGAATGCGATAGGGCGTCGAGAGCAGCCCCGAGAGCACCAGGAAGCGCCCGACCACGCTGATATAAGCGGCCTGCGGCGGCGCCCCTTGTGCATTCACAAAGGCGGTCGACGCGGTGAGATCGAACACCTGCAGCGGTACATTGGCTTGCGTCGCGAAAACCAGGTTTCCGGTCTGGGCAAACTGCCATTGCGCGCTGGACGAGAGCGCCGAGTAGGAAGATCCTCCGCTTGAGACATCGGTCCAGCTGTAGTCGGTGTTGTTAAGCTTGTAGAGCTTGCTGCTGGTTCCGGCGAAGGTGATCACCGTCCCATCCGACTTCAGGGCATAGAAGGCCCCTCGGCAAGCCGAAGGCAACCCCGACGTATAGGCGGAGAAGGACGGAAATGGTCCGTAGCCGTCCCCGCGTGGAATCACGTTCAGGATGTTCTTGGTGGCTGTGCCTTCATAGTCGCTGACATCGGGCTTGTATTCTGCGTATTGAAGCAAGGGCATCTGTCATCAATCCATGGCGATGCTGTCCCGGGCGGCTCACGTCCAGGCGCGCATTCGTAGGGCTCGGCAGCGGAAGTTAGTCGGACACCGGCGGTGGTATCGTCTGTGCAGCGTCAATCCTCCAGGCAGCGGACGGCGGCGCGAGTTGGGCCCACGCAGAGGACGGAGTAGTGCTGTTGGCCCAGGACGCGGGCGGCGAGCCCGTCACGCTCCAGTTGGAGCCGGCCGCTGCTTCCACGCCCCAATTGTCGGCTTCAAAGGTCAGCGGCAGCCAATTGATGAAATCCCGCGTCAACGTTGTCGCGATGCCGACTTCCGTATAGGCACCGACTGGAAGCAAAAAGCTCAGATTGAGTGGCGCTGCGACGCCGCCTGCACTGAAATTGCCCGCCCCCGTTGCGGCTTCGCCGAGGAAATCGACAGAGGCTATTCCGACGAAAGCGTAGCTTCCGGCGCTCATTGCTCCGGAAACCGCGAACGCAACGGCGATTCCGGCATAGGTGGAGGCACCGGCTGTCGGTGCCTCCTTGATTGTGAAACCACCGGCAATTGGCGTGAACGCCAACACTCCCGGCGGCTCTAGGATCGCAGCCGAAAATGATGCGATTTCGGCGGTTTCCACGAAGGCGCCGGCGCCGGCAATCAGCGCTGCATTGCCTTTGATTGGAAGCTGCCCGAGAGCCCATCGGCCAATTGCGTCAAAGCCAAGGAGAGACATTTGCTAGGCCGCGTACCTGATGGTGACGAGAGCCGCGACGTTGCGCGGGCGCGTTTCAGCCGCGGTCCGCGGCGAGCCGTTGGCGCCGTCGGAAACAGGGATTCCGGAATTAATAGTGCCTGCCGAAGTAGGAAGCGAGCCGGTGATCGCCGCAGTGAAAGGCGCGCTGCTTACATTGCTCTGAAAAATGGGAAGCGTGTGCTCGTGCCCCTGCATAGCGTCAAGCTGCACCGAGCCAACAGAACGATTGGCGTCAATCCCGGCGCCGTTGTCGAGACCGCGCAAGAAATCGCCCCGATAGTCGGGCACCGTGAACGTAGTCGATCCGTCACCGTCTCCATGCGGCGCGCAAACCCAGGTTTGCGTACCCGAGCCCGCCGAGCCGGCGCTGATCGCGGCGCCGCCGGGGGTCGCCGAGAGAGTGACCGTGTTCGCGTCAATCACGGATTTGACGTAGTAGACCGTTCCAGCCGTAACGAGGCCGTGCGTGCCAGCCGTGAAATTCGTCGGTAGCGTGCCGGAGGTGAACAGCTTGATCGGATCATTCACGGAGCGGCCATGCGCCGTCATGCCAATGCTGGTTGACCCGTTCGCAAACGTCGCAGTCCCCGACTTCACCAGGTAATTAAACAGGTTCGCATAGGTCGCGCGCGAATAGCTGCTTCCGTCTGCCCGAAGGCGCCCCGGCGGAAGATCGGAGCAGGGCCACCATTCGATCTTGCCAATCTCGCTCGACATCCCGAGGTTCGTTCGTGCCTGCAGCTGCTGCGCTGCGGTGAAACTGTTCGCGATATCGAACGAAAGCAAATCTTCCGCGAGTCCGACGATGGCAACTTGGGGGACGGCGCTGAAATTGATCAGTGTCCCGGCGCCACCTTGCGCCGTGCCATTGCCGCTCGAATTGTAGAGTACCGCGGTCCGTGGAAAGGTGCCCGTCGACGAATTGTAGGCACCTTGCGAGATTTCCCATTGCGTGAGATCCGTACTGACGGCGTAGACTTTGTAGTTCACGCCATTCACGGCCCCGGCCTGAGACGCGCTTTGACAGCCGCCGACGGTGCTTGAATAGGTCCAGTCGGTGGTGCCGCCAGCGGTCGGCACAAACCGGCAGAGGTCAAGGAATGCGGCCATGTCACTGCAACGTCAGAACGCCGTTGGTTTGATCAAGCGCCACCGTGAAGGTGTTGCCGTTGGTCAAGGTGATCGCGGTGCCGTAGTCCCACCAACCAATCAGATTGCCGTTGGCAGCACTCGAATTGTAGAGCACCGCCCATTCAAACGGCCCAATCGCCCCCCCGGACGCGGTCCAGGCAACTGGAGAGAGGATCAGCCTGTAGGTGCCCGTCGTATCGGTTCCCGATACGAAAGCCGCGGCCACGCCACCCGCGACGTAGCCATTGCCTGCCGCGATTTCGGTGATGCTGCTCTTGACCGTGTTGGCCGCGACCGGCGTGGTGTTGGTCAGTAGGACCTTGAGCGTATCGGAATTGAGATTGTGGACCTTCTGCGCGAGGTCCGACACGAAGGAGTTGAACTTGTTGAAGGCTGCCATGTTACCAAACCTTTCTCGATGGCCGCACCGTCATCGGCCCCGCATTGAATGTCGATGTCAGCCCAAGATTGTTCAGGTCTGAAAGTGCAGAGGTGAATCCAAGCCCCCAGGTCTGAATGCGGGCATCCTCCTTGATGTATGGCGCCGCTTCGAGCAGCGCCCCGTACAGATAAAGATCCGGCGCCATCGACAAGAGCCAGTTGGTGGCACTCGACGCCAACGGCGGAATGTTCTGGCGATAGATCATCTCGACCGTGTAGGACGCGTCGGGGGTCGGCGCGAGCTCGATCTCCTCGCCGAAAATCGTGAAGTAGCGCGGCTGCGCAGCCATATCGGCGGTCGCGAAGCGGTATTCGTCCATTTGCGTACCGGATCTGAACTCGAGGCAGGGTTTTCCTGTCACGCTCGAAAGCCGCACCCGGCGCATCGATTGAAAGTCGGATGGCAGCGCGATGAATTCCGGTTCGCTCGACGTGAGATCCACAACTGCGATGGCGCGCTGCTCCATCTGCCGCACGAACAGCTGCCGATTGAATTTTGCTTCGGCCAGCTGAACGAAGGTGGGAATCCGGGCAATCAGGGTGCTGTCCTGATCCCGCGCCAGATATTCGGTGATCGCTGTCTGCAGCGACGGATAGTCGACGATCTCGGTCACGCTAACCCCGCAGTCCAGCCGGCCTGCAATTTCGGCCGGTCCGTTCGCAAATAGGCCCATTCGGGATCGTTGAGTTTGTTCTGCACGATCTGGTCGAATTCGGCCGTAAAGAGGCGCAAGGCGGTGTTGCCCTTGGCATGCTCCTCGTTAAGCCACCTGACGTAGATGACATTCGGAATGCGGGCGACGTGGCGACCCCATTCGCCATGCTGATCTTCCCGCCGCGCCTCGTGATTCCATTCAAGAATGGGCGCGCAATCCTGGATGTGCTCGATCGCCAGGCGCTTGCCGTCGCCATCGAAGTGAGGTCGCAAGAACAGACTGCTCATGGCGCCTCGTTCGGATTCGGGCCCACATAATTGAAGCCATCCGCAGCCGCGCCCAGGGTTGCCACATGCGCCGCGACCGCGGCGGTCGAAAAGCCGTCGTCGCCGGGTTGCGCAAGCCCGCCATCGTCGAACAGGAGGTTCATCGCCGGAACGACACTGCTATCGGCGAGCGGAACGCCGCCCTTCATGATCTGCCAAATGGACATGAGTGACGTCCCTAGAAGTAGGCGAGATTGACGGCAACATCGTTAGCGGCAATCGCCGTCGTGTCGCTGTCGGGGAGACCGCCGGTGATGGCATAGGCAATGCCGGCGGCGAACTGATCGCCCAGCATCGCGATCATGTCGGCGACGTAGTACGTGGTATTCGGCTGAAGCGGAAAGGTGTAGACAGGCGTATCGGTGCCGACCGTCGGCGCGCTTGCCTTGTTGTAGAGCTTGAAGTAGCGGACCGAGGTGGTCATGTTGGCAATGACGCCTCCGACCAGCTTGCCGGCACTGGCTTTCACCGAGGTCGCATTGGTGGTTGCCGCCGAGAACAGCTTATGCCGGCCCATTGCATTGGCTGCGCTGGTTAGCGTAGCCGTGACAGTCGGGGTGTTGACGACATTCGTCGGCACGCCTTTCTGGCCAATCGAGTCGCCCTCACCCGTCGACACCTGCACGCGCTGCTCGTAGTTGTCGACGACGATAATGCGCTGAATGGTGACGGTCGTATTGGACGCCGGCGCCGTCGGGTTCTTGAACCGCATGAGAAGCTTGTAGAGCCGCTTGTCATTCGGACACTGCGTCGACACGCGCGACGCGCCGGCGGCCTTGGCGGCCGTACTGTCGACGCTCGCCGTCGAAACCGTAATGTCGCGGCTGTCGATTTCGATCAGGCACTCCTGCGTCGTGCTCCAGGCGGCGGCGACGCCGGTGACACCCACGGCCTTCAGCGACGAGCTGTCGCCGATTGCTTCCGCCTGATAGGCGGTAGCGGTCGCAGACAGGCCGAACTCGCAACCGCCACGATTGGTGAACTCGCCGGATCCGTTGCCATCGGCGGCGAAGTTCGGGTTCAGCAGCGGGACGAGCGTCGTCGGGTCGACCTCGACCAGGCCGATGAAGATCGAGTTGGCCGCAAGCGCCTGCGACTTCGACAGGATGACAAGGATATCCTCCTTGCCGGCGAACACCTGGTTGGACAGGTACCAGCGTTCGGCACCGAGTGTCGTATTCATGCTCACGGTAAGCGCCGAGCCGGACACGCTATCCGTGATACCGGTGATGCCGGAACCGATCTTGGCCTGCGTGAGTGCGCCGTTTCCAAGATTTGGGTTTGCCGCGAGACCACCGTCGATTGCGGTCCAGCCGGTGGAGCTGACGGCGCTCCCGCCAAAGTCGTCGGAGAACAGGCTGTCGAGCGTGGTATGGGTCAACACGCTGTTGCCGTTCGGCGAGGCATAGAAGCTGCGCACCAGGGCCGTCGTGGAATTATAGAGCCCCTTCAGGAGCGCCACGAGGCTGGCCGAGCCGCCGCCGCCCGCATAAGGCGCATCAGCCTTCGTACCGATGGTGATTTGGCCACCATCGGCGGCGAGATCGTCAATGACCTTGACGGTCTGGTTGTTGCCATTCGCATCCTTAACAATGATTGTCATCGCGCCTAAAATCCTACGACTGAAAAATATTGCGAGTTGCGGGCATCGCTGAAGATCAGCGACGGCGCAAAGCTGGCGCGGGAGGTGCCGACCTTCCTGTAGAGGGCGCCAAGGTGGCTAAAGCCCCTGCCCAGAGCTCCGATCCGTGCGAACGCCATCAGCCGATCTCCGTGACATAGAGCATTCCGGCGGCGGTGGATTGAATGGCCGAGACCTTCATGCCAGGCGTGATCGTGAAATATTCCGGTGAGCCGCCAGGAAGGAGGGCATCGGACGCCGTCGCCGTCGGATTGTCGTCGACGCGAACAAAGGCGTCGCTGGTGCAGACCACGCGCACCTTGTAGGTCTGCGAACCCACGGGATTTGCGATCGTGCCTGCGGTCGCCGAATAGGCGACGCTCTGCGTCGTCCCGAGGCGGCCGGTTCCTACATATTGAATGCCCATGTCAGCTTGCCCGCACCGCGATTGAGAAATGCATCGGAATGTTGGCGCCGCCGGCGCCCGAGGGGGTGAGCACGATCACGTCGTCCTCGTTCAGGTAGGTCGGGGACGGCGGAACGACCGAGAACAAAAGGCCCGCCGCGGAGCCGGCCTGCGGCACCGCAAAGGTCGCGAGCGTCGTTGAATTGGCTGAGACCGTCACCGTTCCATCGGTCGTGGTGAGCGTGCCGCCGAGAATGCCGGTCACCTTCAACAGGCGGCAGCGCAGGGGTGCGCGAATATAGGCGGCGACGGGTGACGCGCCACAGGACGGCGTGTACGCCGTGAGATCGGTCGTATTGAGCGTGTGGTTGTTCGGAAGCGACATCCGGATCTCCGAAAAGAAAGGGGCGACCCGAAAGCCGCCCCAGCTGTGGATGGAATGGGTAAACGAGTGATCAGGAGGTGGTATTGTCGAAGACGCCACCGCTTGATTTCTCATTGCGGGCGACCAGCGCATATTCGGCGAGGATCTCGCGCCGGTCGGAATCGCCGGTCTTGGCGAGCGGGATCGAGATCATGTTGCGCCCGTTGAGGTGGGCCACCGCCCATTTGTCCGTCTCCAGCACCAAGACGTCGCGCGGGCGCTGGAAGCGGTTGGCGACGACCTTGAGCTTGCCGAAGTCGGATTCATAGGCATCGACCGAGGCCACGATCTTCTTCGACTTGGCATCCTCGATAGCGGTGGAGCGGCCGGTGAAGGTGGAGAACACCTGCTTGTTGAAGGCGCCGGTCAAAATCACGCCCGGCTTGCCGCCATTGGTCCAGATCGAGGACAGCACGGACTTCAGCCGCGCCTCGGTAAACGCAATCTGCGTGCCGTCGGTGCGCGTGCCGGTGCCGTCGGCTGCGGCCGGATCCGCGGGCGAGCCGGACGTGCTCTTGGAGGTGTTGGACATGATCCATGACAGGATCGAGGCCGTGAAGCGCGGTGTCGTCGTGCTGCCGGCGTTCTTGGCCTGGTTGGTGCCGCACAGGATAGTCTCGATGTCGCGCTTCAGCTCGAGGCCCTTGAGCATCTCCTGATAGGCGAGCTCGTTGTCACGCCCTGCATGCTCGACCGCCTGCTGGGTGCCAGAGACGGCTGCGACCTTGTAGGAGATCTGGCAGAGATTGCCGAGACGCACAGTCGGCGTGGTGACGTTGGTCGTGGGATCGTCGCCTTCGAGCTGGGCGTTCGAAGCGGAGGCAGGCGCCAAGGCCTGGGTCTGCCATTCGTGATTGACGGCGGTCGCCTTCTCTTTCTCGGCGGCGCTCATGAAGGGCGTATCGACCGGATCGATGCGATAGATCATATCGCTCAGGTCTTCGCGGTTGCCCACGGCCTGGTAGGTGACGAAGGTGGAAGTCGGTAGAGACATGAATTGTTCCTTGTAACGCCCGCGCATGTCGGCGCAGCCGTAAGGGCCGCGTGTCGATGATGCGTTGGGACGCAGGTCAGGTTTGGGACGGTTTCAGATCTCGGTCGTGCGATGGCGCGAAAGCGTTGCTTCCGGTTCGCATTCTCTACGAGACGTCTTCGCCGGGCGCCTGCGCTCTCCGCGCAGGGTCGGCGTGGTTATCGATAATAGGGCTATCGCGGGAATGCAGGTTGCCGATAGGTCACAGCGCCGGGAAGCGCGACAGCCGCCGAATTGACGCGCGATCCCGGTGCGGGTCATCGGGATCGTCCTCTCCGTCAGTTGAGGGAGCGGCATAGGACGAGACGAGCGGCACCGGGACCGCATTGGTATTGAACGCGGGCCTCTGCGATTGATCGACATCTTGTGCTTTTCGCGACCAAATATAGCTCAAGATCAAATCGGCGACCGATCCTCCGGCGTCCGGCGCAGCAGACGCGATCGGAACGGCTTGGCGACGCGGCCGCGCCGAACTCCAGTCTGTCAAGGCCCTGTCGCGATCGGGCGCAAGCAAGGCCTCGAGCGGAAACGGAACATCCGGCTGAGCCAAGAGAGGTGGCGGCTTATCGGGAAGCGAGCCTCTGACGAACGGTAGTGGCTGAAGCAACGTCTCAGGTCGCGGCAACTTTCGCGGCGGCATGCGATCCACGAGATCTGAGTATCCCGAAGAGCCGAACAAGCTGGCTAGACCGCCCGAACCATTTTGCGTGTCGTCAGGAGACGACGATGCGAACGAAACGGGACGGGCCATCGCGGAGACCTGCTGCAAGTCGGGTTGACTATCAGCCGTCCCTCCAAGCGCAGCTGGTTGTGAAGGCAACGCCGTCGGCTGCGCTTGCGAGCGTCTACCCGCCCGCTCCCCTTGGCGTCGAAGGTAGTCCATGATCATGCCCGGTAATCCTCCGGGTCGCGCTACGGGCGCAGGCGAGGAGACTGAGCCATCCGGCGCGTTGGATTTCCAATTGCCGAACCGATCAGTAAAGGTATTCGCGTGGTCGGGCGGGGGAAAACCACCAATGCCAGGAGAGGGCGGTGCCGGCGCTAGCGCATTCCAGCGATTTATGAAGGTGGGTGGGTTGCCCGCCGAGCCGTCGCGACCGAAATACAACGGCGGCAAGCTTGGGCTAGGTATCGGCGCTGGAGCGACGGACGAACGCGAACCCGATTGCGCGGGAGGCCGTATGTCGAGTGGCGGCGCAGCATTGCGTGGCTGGCCGTGCGGACTTTGCGGTGCCGGCGGCACAGCCCTCGGAAGCGATGGCATGAGCTGCGGCGGCTTAGATCTTGGTGGAGTCCCGACCGGCGGAACAGTTGCGCGGCTGGAAGGCGCTCCAATTGGGCCAAGCCCCTGTTTTGCTGTATCGAGCGGACTCGCCTGATCTGAACCATCGGTCCTTCCGGGAATTGGCTCAGGACTCGGAAGGCTTGGTGGTAGCGGAGCAGTCTGAGGCGCGCTGCTGTTGTATTGGCGCTGGATATCCTGAATTGCCTCGGGACCCAGCAACATGCTTCTCGCGCCCGGCGTTAGGATCGCGCCACCGGGCATAGATGGTTCGCTTAAGCCCATCGCAGCAATCAATGTGCTCGCCACAGAGTTACTGTTTTGCCCCATCCCTAAGAAGGGGTACTGGATATCCAATCCATTTAGCTTGGCGCCAGCAGCGCGTGCGGCATTCCACAAATTCGTTATTGTGGCTTCATCACCTGAGGCGACCGTCGTTTGAGCCAAATCACGATGGAAGAGATACGGTCGGGGGTTCAGATAAACTCTCAGCTTGTCAGACGGCGAAGAACCAATAGGCTTAACTCTTCCATCTGCGCCCGTCGCGAGGCCGTCCAGCTCAGCGACAACCTTCCCATTTGGGTCTATCAGGACCAACAAATTGTGGCCACCTAGGCCGTCGACGAGAGGAAATTGCGCTTCGACAATTCGATATTGACTATCCGCCATGATTCATCCGGTCATTCGTCGGCAACATCGTACTCTTGTTTCTGTAGCACCAACTCTTGCGGCTTCAGGCAGGAGAACCGCACCTGCATCTTCACAATAGTTCTTTTTCCGTACTGGGGAGAATCGTGCGGAAGAGGGCCAATTCGAAACCACATCTCGCCCGAATAGGTGCATTCGGTGCTTGGCGCCGGCTCGCACCGTGCACCAAGAGACTCGGCGTCGTCGCGAGAGATGCCTTTCTTGGAGCTCCGTTCTGAGATCAACCCTGCAATGCCGCGTTTGATATCGACATCACTCGAGTTCCACTGATCCTTGCGGAGAAAATTGCCGATCGGGCTCGAACCTAGCCCATCCGTATTCAGGTCCATATAGGGCCAGGGCCATGTCGCCCACAACGACAAGGGACGATCGCATCCGGAGATCAAGCTTGCCATTGCCAATAGCCCTACAACTCGCACAGACGAGAAGCTTGCCATTCGGTAATCCCTCATTCCTCGCGTCTGCCGTAAGGAGATCCGCGGCGAAACTGAGGACCGGGATTGTAGGGCTCGCTCATCTAATCACCTCTGACAGATCGGCAATCATTCCCTGCTCACAGTACGATCGTTGCGGCTCGGCCGGGGTGCATTCTGCGCCCGGCTCTACATTCCAGGTCAGAACGACTTTTCCACCCGATGGCGAGATCCTCAGCCTGAAGTCGGTGCGGCCGGTCTTCGTAGCCAGGGTCTGCCGCGCCAGCACGTTCGATATCCGGTCGCGAATCTCGACGGCATACTCGGCAGAATAGAGCACCGTCCCGCCATCATCGTCCTCGCCAGGCCTTGGTGGCTTGCCCAAGGGAAAGACGACTCCACTTACCCCTCGCCCGCCCACCGAGATAGCATCAACTCGGGCTTTGATTAGATTGCACTTCCAGTCCGCGATATGGCATTTGATAAGTCGACCTGGCCCGGACTCGTCCGAGTTCAATGCGAGTAGCAGGACCAAGCCTTGCTGGTCGGCATCAAACCATCCGTCGCGGTAATACGAGCCCTTCGGCAGGGCTCCCCCGCCGATCCTCTTACCACTGGCGTCAAGAACCTCGATGGTCTGCCAATAAGCAGCGAACAGCCTGGAGGAATTTCCGCTCCATTTCATATCCCGCGCCTGCTCCTGCGGGCTCGCCTCGCTGAAGCTACTGACCGTAACGACCTTCAAATCGCCAGCCCCGGCGGCAAGTTGCAGAGGCACAGCCGCCGCGATGCTTCGCAAGTCGGGTGAAACCACCGGACTGCCTGCTTCGTAGCCATTCGCCTTGTAGGAGGCCAGCGGCCAAGATTTGCCGGTGCCGATGTCAACCTTGGTGATGTTTCCCATCCGATAGTCGACATAAACCAATTGCTGGCCGTCCGCGGAACATTGGATCGGCAAAGAAGCTGAAACGGCCACGGTCGAGAACTTGACGTCGACGTCGTATGCCGCAAGCTGACCATCCACGCCGATCAGGTATCTATCTTTCTGTCCGCACCAGGTCTTGAAAGCATTGTGCGGCAAGGCCACGTGCGGAAGGGATTCAAACGTCGGGACAATCTTTGATCTGGCGACCGGTTTGGCGCTGATGTCCTGTGCGTATCCGAAGCCCGGCCAAAGCAAAGTCGCGCAAACGAGAGAACCGCGAAGGAGGAGCCGAACCGGATAAGCGCGGAAGGTTCTTCCGGCGGGCGGAATCGTTTCCATAGTGAAGTCCCCTGAGTGGCGCGCACTACTCTGCTGCAAGATACGCTTGCCTGGGCTTGATGCGAGCTCGCAAGGACCCAACGTGCGGCGAACGTCACCAACGGCAAGAAGCCCTCCTAGAACAAATGGGAAACGCCGTCAACTCTCTCTTTGGTTGCATCGTAATGACGACACAATTAAAACAACCTCAACGAGGCATGCGCTGCGAATTCGGTCAACTCGCGCTAAGGGTGCACGAGAATCAAAGACGGTTCACAATATCCCGAACATTCGTTTGCGCTCCGCCAGCTGCGCAAGCTCCTTCAATTCCGCCTCCGCCAGCCTGCCGTTGGCCACGACGCTTGCCAGATGATCGCGCACCTTGCCGACGATGTTGATAGCGACAAACAGCTTCTCTCGTCCCGCCGTATCGTCGATTGTCGTGAGACGCCACGCCGCGATATAGCTCTTCTCCAGGCTCTCGAATGCTTCGGCAAGAAGCTCATGATCGAGCAGCTCCTGAGCGCGCGCCGCCCTCGCTGCCGCCTCGTGCAACCGGCTTTCGTCAGTCATTGGGCTTCTCCGCTTGATCCATCCGCTGCTGCCGCTTCGCATCATGGCTTGCGGCGGTAGTGGCCATCCCGAGCGCGGCCTCGGCGACGTCCACCCGGTGCTGGTCCTGCGCATGCTGCATCTTCTGCGTTGCGGTCAGGGCCTTCAGATGCGCGTCCAGCAGCGAGAGCTTGGCATCGAGCCCGGCCTTGATCTTGGCGAGCTCGATTTCGGCCTGGATCTTCACCTGCTGATGAATCGCATCGTTTTGCGCCTGCTGGCGGTCGAGCTGGGCCTTGTGAATCGCGGCTGCCTGATCAAGCTGCGCCCTCGCCTGCGCGGCCAGCAATTTGGGATCGGGAGGCGCTGGTGGCGGCTGGGGCGGCGCCGGCGGTGGATGCAAGAGCTGCCCTGTCTGCGGATTGATCGCCGCGGGATCGTTGAAGAACGGATCGGGATTCTTGTGACCCATGATCCGCGTGAGCTCGGCGGCCGTGTTGTAAAGCTCGCGGTCTCCGACTAGGTTGACCTTGCCGGCAGCAACCAGCTCCTTCTGGACATTCGCAATCCCCATGGTCTGTGCGAACTGCGCGGCTTTCCCGCCACTGCCAAGACCGACATTGATGGTCATGTCGTCGCGGGTCTTCCAGTTGCGCGGATCGACATTGATCCAGGCGTTGCGCAGGCGCACGGTCTGTTGCTGCTGGCCGTGCTTGCGGATCGTGCCGTGCAGCAGCGCGAAGACGTCGCGCACGCCTTCGGCCATGATCCGCGCGATCAGCTTGATCCGCATCTGCGAGGCCGAGAACACCTGCGCGACCGCAGTCGCCGACTGGTTCTGCAGCGCATTGGCATCGATGCCCTGGGCCTGCTTGGCGAGACCGGTGCGGGTCTCAAGCTCGGCGTCGAGATATTGCAGCATTGGATAGATCGACGCCGTGATGTCCGGCACCACCTGCCAGTTGAGCCCGCCCGGCGTCTTGGTGCGCACCACCCCGCCCGGGCGCGACACCAGGAGGTCGTCCAGCGTGTTCGGACCGGCATTCTGTTCGGCGACTTCGACGCGGGGATTGTTGCTGAGATAGAGGTTGTCCAGCACGTTGCGCTTGAGCGCCGTCTTCTCCCGCTGCAGCGGCATCACGAGATCGGCGATGGAGCGGCCGAAGAAGCGGTGCGTGATTGGCACCGGCGTGGTCGCGGCAAAGGGGATGACGTCGAACGGGGTGATGCATTCCTTGCCGTCCTTGCGCAGGATGTCGCCCTGGTCGCCGCCGGTAATCACCTGGTAGAG